GCCAAGTCGTCCCTGACCTCCAGCTCACGATCATACATGGCCACCGTGGGAGGCTGAGCTGAAGGAAACTTGGAATACAACGATTCCGGTTCGTTATCACCCAACGGAACGAAATCCGGAATGTCATTGGGCACAGCACCCTCGGCCCAAGCACCGTGGCGAACCTTGGAAACTATACCGAGGTCGTACAAAAACGCCTCATCTATGTCACCCTCTATGGAATGGCCGACGGAAGACGCGTCGTCTTCCCCGCCGATCACCGTGGGGTACCTTGCCATGATCTGGCCCATTTCATGTTGCCCAGTACCCGGCATGTACGGACAATACACCGGCGGCGACGCTGCACTGCTCCAACCTCGAAAAGCAGGGTTGGTGGATCCAGCATCAGAGTACTCGTAATACCCCTTACACTCTTGCACAGTGGGCAACTTCATAACCCCGCTGACGGTATCGTCTCCGGTGGACAGCAACTGGGTAACGCGAGAACCCAACTGATTCACCCCTGTCCGATAAGCGGAAGATACCACCGCACCAAATGCGGCAAGCAAGCCAGGTTTGGCGCTAGCCGCAGCGTCACGGGCCATCGGCGCGAACGTCGTAACGGCATTACCAGAAGCGAACTTACGCATGAAAGTCTCGGCATAAACCGTGGTTATAGCGGCGGACAACGCCTCGACGGTGAGGGGGCAGTCTCTACGCGTGAGTTGATTGTTAGAGATATAATTGTGGGCCTTGGAATTCAGACGCCTACCAATCACATCATCTATCTTGCGATCGTTGTTAGCCAAAGCCATACTCATAACCTCGTCAATGAGCTCCCTATCAACGAGATGAGATGTACTAGTCCAATCGGAAGACTTGCTAGCAACTCCACCGACCTTCAAAACAGGCACCGTAATAACATACTTGTCCCTGTATTCAGGTTCCACCCATGACCTATAAATCGAAGAGAAGGACATGTCCTTGATCTTCTTGACAGGTGACCTCGTAACCTTGTACACGGCATAGCCCACCTTGTTCATAACGAACTCCTTGACGAACAC